CAGATGAAGGAATGGATCGGTAAAAAACACATTACCAAGCTTGCTGAATATGACTATGTCATTCGTAACAAAGACTACGCAGCAACTATCGAAGTACGTCGCAATGACATCGAAGATGACCAAATGGGAATCTACAAGCCGCAAGCTGAATCTGCTGCTTGGTCTGCAAAACAGCATCCAGATGAATTGGTTTTTGAGGCAGTAAATAAAGCATTTACGGCTAAATGTTATGACGGTCAACCGATGATTTCAGGAAGTCATAAAGTTGGCAAATTGACCTTTAGTAATAAAGGAACCAAGAAACTTTCGATTGCTTCATTAGCAGCAGCTCAAGCTTCATACGGTGTAGCGCGAACTACTATGATGAAATTCAAAGATGAATCAGGTCGTCCTTTGAATGTTAAGCCAAATGTATTACTTGTGCCTCCAGCACAGGAAGATGTAGCCAATGCCTTGATGACTATTGACCGCTTGGAAGATGGTAAACCAAACCCTTACAAGGGTACGGCAAAGGTACAAGTGTCAACACGTTTAACTGATGACGATGCATGGTTCTTGTTGGACAACACAAAACCTGTAAAACCTTTTGTATATCAGGTTCGTAAAAAACCAGTATTTGTTTCACAAACCAATATGGATTCTCCGTCTGTATTTATGGAAGGTGTTTTCTTCTTTGGTGCTGAAGCGCGTGGTGCTGCGGGTTATGGCTTCTGGCAAACAATTTACGGCTCAACTGGTAAGGAGGCGTAAGCCATGTATGCAACGGCAGACGCGATGATTGCAAAGTTTGGTGAGCGTGAACTTATTCAGCTCACTGATAACGAAGCTCCATATCAGGAAGTCATTAACTACGACAAACTGAATAAGGCTTTACAGCAGGCTAACTCTCAAATTGAGGGCTATCTTGTTAGTCGCTATAAGCTGCCGTTGCAAACAGTTCCGCCATTTTTAGAATCCATTGCATGTGACATGGCTCGTTACCATGCCTGTACTGGAGCATTTTCTGAGAATGGTCCTATCCGTACACGTTATGACGATGCGATTAAAACCCTCAAGGAAATCGCAAAAGGTAACGTCAGTCTTGGTAATGCTCCAGCTGGTGAGTCTGAGCCTGTTAAAACGTCCTCTAACAACGTGATGTTTCAGGTCGGACGCAATGATTTCGGAGGTCGTGGATGGTAAATCTTGATCTCGGTATTGTTGTGCAAGGCATGAAAGATGTCATGGCCAAACAGATTGAAACTAAGGTGTGGCCGTGGATTCGGGAAATCAAAACCTATGGTGGTGAATTCGATGATGAAACTTTAGCTTTTATCGATACATTCCCTGCGATCTGGGTGACTTTCCAAGCATCAGGTGCACCTCGCAAAATTAGTGCGAACAAAACTGTTTATCCCGTTAATTTAGTTGTTTTGGTTGGTGCTCGTTCAGTCCGCAACGAAGAAGCTCAACGCTTAGGCGGTGGTCGTGACATCGGAACTTTTAAGATGTTAAGCCTCGTTCAAAACTTGCTTATTGGTAATGATTTATCAAGTGTCAATGTAAAAGGTTTAGACCCATTAGAGCTGGGTCGTACCAGAACAATTTTTAATACAACAACACGCAAACAATCTGTGAGCGTGCTTTCCCAAGAATTTCATACCCAATACACCATCACGGCATCTGACAGAGACCGTGAAGAAGCTGAGACTGTTGAAGATCTGCTGGGTATTCAAGTCGATTATTACTTTCAACCAAACGACGGCATTGTTGATGCCTCGGATCGTGTTGAGTTTCAGGAAAAATAAGCTATGTCTATTTCTGCAAATATTAAAGTTCCAGACGTATACACCAGCGTCAATATCAATACTCAGCGTACAGGTTTACCCCTAAATGATCAGCGAGTTTTGTTTGTGACGCTGGATGTTTTGTCGGAACAATTTAAGCCAGTTGATGTCTATGACAAGGCAGATGCTGATGCCAAGTTTGGAGCAAATTCACAAGCTGGACGCATGATTACAGCTGCTGTGAAAACTAATCGTACCGTGAGTGTGCAGGCTGTAGCTCTTGCTGCTGAAAATGTACAAACACAAGCAGCATTATTAGCTGAGGATAGTAATCCCGTGCTTGGCGAAGATGGCGCTTTAATTGAACCATAAGGAGTAATGTATGGCTCAACAAATCGTAATTGAAGTGCCTGGCACTAAGATCAGTGAACTAGAGAAAACATCTAGCGTTTCACGTGGTGATGTAACGCCAGTTGTCCAAAATGAAGAAACAAAACAAGCGGATATTGGACAAATTTCAGATTTCGTTAAGTCTGAGCTAGGCACTGCTGCTTTAAAAAATGAGTCTGACTTTGCTACACCAGCAGCTGTTGCAGCTGCAAGTCAAGCTAGCCAATCACGTGATGATGCTCAAAATGAACGAATCGATAATGTAGAACATGGGCTTGTTTCAATCGGTAGTGGTGCAGATGCTTCATTCAGCACCTATGCTGAAATGATCGCATATGTACCACCCAAAGCAAATGTTTCTGTACGAAATAATGATCCAGACCCTGAATTGCGTGGCGTGTACACATGGACTGGCACAGCGTATGTGCCGGGCTATGATCCCCTTGAGGCTGCAACTAAATATACAGATGATCAAGTTATTGACGTAACTCAATATGTTAATCAGAAAATTGGTCAACAAAGCAATAAAGAACGTCAGGCAATTGTGGTTGATAAAAAACGTCGATCACCACTTTGGTTAGTCAGAGGGTTGCTTGCATTTGCTGGATTGGAAGAAAAAACATTAGGAAGAGTATTAGGTCAGCTTGGACTTGGAAGATTAGTTTCATCTAAGTACGTATTTCTCTTGGTAGATCGTAAAGGTAAGTCTCCACTATGGCTGGAAAATGGACTTTTTAACTGTGCTGGGGTTCATCCGCATGTCGTTAAATTAATTAAAGACCAATTCGGTGAAATTGATGCGCCTAAAACAAATAATGTTAATAAAGCAGCTTATCCAATTATTAGTGATGGCGCATCTCTAACACAATTGAAATCGAAAATCGCTAACATTAAAAGTGGGCAAACTAGCCAGTTACGTGTTGGAGTTATTGGTGATAGTTGGGCGGAACATACAACAATCACACAAGCATTAGCAGACTTGCTCAGAAATGAGTACGGTGAAGCTGGTTCGGGCTGGATTAATGTGGGCGCTGAAAGCAACCAGCTTGATGATATCAAATTAGAAAAATTTGGCACTTGGGCATATCGAGATCTTGATCAAACAACCACCTTCCCAGATGGTAGTGGGCCAGATGGCTTCATCCTCACCAGTACTGCTGCTGGCAACACAATAAAGCTTAGTAATTTAACTAAAGGCGATAAGTTAACTATCTTTTTTGGCAAGAAAGATGGTTCTTTTAAATATTCAGTAAATGCAGGGGCTGAGGTAGTTGTTAACTCTTCTGCAACTGGTACTGATGTACAAAGTGCCCTTGTTACGTTAACTGATGCTACAAGTGAGCTTTTGCTGACTACAATTTCAGGAACGGTTGTGATCTATGGCTTTCATCTACGTAAATCAACAGGTTCGGGAGTTGAAGTAACGAAGCTTGGTAATGGTTCGTGTACTGGTCGAGATTACTTAAAAATTTCCCCAACCGCCCAAATGAACTTTAGTGATTACCTAAAATTTGACCTCATCATAAGCTTTTTGGGTACAAATGACTATCGAAAAGGTCATAGCGTTGAAGAATATGAAGCTGGTATTTCAGCATATATTGACGGCTATAGAACCAATAATCCGAATTGCGGTGTAATTCTTGTTGCGCCAGCGGACTCGAAAGCTCCTCCTATCATCCCATTAACTGAGTTTAGAGATGCAGTTTATGAAATTGCTCAAGCTAGCAAGCTGAATTTTATAACATGCATGATGACTGGAATTTGTATGACGCAGAAAAATTAAATGGTATGTGGAAAGATACACTGCATGTGAATGAAATTGGTGCATACCGTTTAGCAAAAAAACTTTTTAACAATTTCATGGAGCTGTAGTAATGAGTACTTATTTAAAACTTGATATTGATTTGCCAGATGGACTTGATTATCTAGAACTATCTGACATCACATTGCCAGAATCAATTGTGCAAGTTGGTAATATTGTTAGTGGATATAAATTTACAGGAGGGCTTGAAGACCTTACTGGTGGAGAAACCTCAAGCAAAGTAGGTACACCCATTGAAACTAGTGAAGGCTTCTACTTAGGTGACACTGGTTATATTGATACAGGATTAAAAGAAACAGATGAATATCTCCGAATTGCATTGGCTAGAGTATCTAGTGGTGGAGTTTACACCCCTTTAATTTCCAATTTTGTTGCAGCAACCTTAAGTTCGACAGGACACTCTTTAGGAAGTAATTTAGCAAAAACAACGACTGCTGTTAAGTTGGCTGATAACGCTGATTCAACTGGTGTCTTTAATGCAGCAAATATCACTGTAGGAAATTGGGCATTACTTGCTTTATCTAAGAAGGCCGAAGCAGGTGGATATCGATATCACTATGCTTGCAAGCCAGCTGGTGCTGCACTTCAACAAGCTAGTTCAAGCGTAGGAAATGCAGCTAGAAATACTGTACAAAATGTTTGTATCGGCTGGACCCCTAAAGGCGACGCGTTAATTCCAAAAGGATCAACACTTGTGAATTTCGCAAGTATTCACTCAGTTGGCCTTAGTTCTTCAGAACTTGGAGTGTTGATGAATTCTGTTGTTGCTGAATTAAATCAACAAGGTTTTGGCCTTTAATCAATCAGGAAATTTCATCATGACTCTTCAAAATACACTCGATACCATTGCGCCATTAGGCCATACAATCATTGCTGTATCAGCACCTCCAGCTGCTGGAACTGATACGGCTGCGTGGATTGATCACTTAACTTCTGTCAGTGATGCAATCAATCAGAAACCCGCAATTTTGGTGGTTCCATTCACAGACATTGTTGCAGCTGAAACCTTTGCAGATCAGGCTCCAGTGAAAACTTGTTACCGTGTTGTGGTGGTTTGCTATCACGGTGCAACAGGTCAAGAACCTGAATTAGCAGCAGCTATGGCCGCAGCTTTGGCAGACTCAAACGATCCAGCATTACCATTCAATGGTGTAAACCTTGAGGGCGTTAAACCTGTTTTAGATGAGTACAAACTGAAGTTTGAGCGTATTAATGCTGCTTTAAACAAAGGCGTTTGCATGATCGAAACTGGGGCTGATGGCAAGCCTGAAATTGTTCGTGCAATTTCTACATTCCGTATTAATCCAGACTCAGGCGATGCAGATGACATCATGCTGGATATCAATGGTGCGTTGGTTATCGATTACACCCGCAAAGTGATTCGTACAGCCTTGCGTAAAGAACGTCGCCGCAAAAATACAGCAGCTGCGCGACGTAATGTACGCTCGGTTATGTTGGCTGAACTTCTTAAACTTGATCGTGCTGAAATCCTTGAAAACGTTGAAGCAACTAAGGATCAATTAACTGTAATCCAAAACGAAAATAACAAAACTTGGGCTATCGGAAAAATTCCTGCACATTGGGTGCGAGGTATGCACGTAGTTGATGCCCAGTTAGACGTCTACTAAAGCAATCACTTTAAAAGGTCGCATTTGCGGCCTTTTTTATTGGGCGGAAGTATTTCCGCCTGATCTTATTTAAATAGTTATTTGACAATGGGTCATCGTTAAAAAGAGAGACACACAATGTCTGAAGCAGCAGTTGGCTCAATTGTAATGAGCTTTAATGGGTTGGATTACGATGTTTCGCGGCTTGGTACAAGTATTACGACTGGGAACCGCCCAATCGCTACGATGAACCGTCAACAGCGTGTGAAGTATAAATCAAAAGGTATTACGACTTATGAACTCACTGCAACTGTAGTCATTCCAGATGGAAAGGACACAGTGCAATGGCTTCAAGTGGATGATGCCCGAATTTCAATCGAATCCCCTTCAGGGAATTACCGTGAAACTTTCATTGACTGTAATGTCACTTCTGTTGGTGCTACTTATGACTTAAATGGCGAAACAGTCCGTGAGCTTCAGTTGTTCTGCTTAGACTATATTGACGAAACATTGTAGGTAAAAAATGGAAAAAATCTTTATTGAAGATGATTTACCTGTTGCGATTGAGTTAGACCGCAATAAGAAAAAAATTAAGTGTACCAAGTTTATTATTTCAGATTTGACAGCACTCGAATATGTTGAGGTACAGGCGAAAATGACTGGTCTGCAATACGTTGCTATATCTGATTTAGTGCCAATGATTAAGTTAATTGATTCAAATGGCAATCAACATGAGCCTACTTATGATGATATCGCTCAAACCACGCAATTCAATTTGACTCATTTCTTCAATAAAAAGGCTGAACTTGAGGCAAAGGTGAAAGCCGCGAATTAATTGGACGTGTCCATTTAATTAAAGCTTTGATGGCTATGGGTATTCCTTATGTAGAGGCAATTAATTTGCCTCTACATATTGCATTAGCTTTTCTTGGCAATATGCGGCCTTCATCCCCTCAAGTATCAAATAAGGAGTCTGAAGTACCCCCTCAAACCTCAGCAAAAACGCATGCAAAAACTTATGTCTCAACAGTGCGTAAACACTCTAAGAAGTCACAGGAATAAGTTATGAGCGGAAGTAATTCAACTGTCTCACTTACATTGCAGATTAAAGGCCAGCAAGCTTTTCAGGAAATGAATCGCTTCAATAATCAGCAAATCCGTGCCAATACTACAATCAATACACAGTGGACACAGATAAGTTCTGCTCAAGCTAGATTTGTGAACGGTGTAAAAGCTGGTACGCAAGCAACTATAAATACGGCCCGTGTTGGTGATCAGTTGCTGCGTACCAACCGTATGCTTGAGGGTGTATTAAGACAGCAGTCGATTCAGACCAGAATTCAAAGCCAGCTTTATAGGCAACAAGTTGGCTCAATGCAGCAAGTGGCAAACTGGGCAAAACAGGTTGAACAGTCGAGTAAGCGGACACACCAGTCAACGCAACAAACAATGTCTTTATGGCAAAAAGGTACTGCTGTTGCTGGAGGTGCAATGGCTGGCGGCATGTACTTCTCTAATGCTCTCCAGAAGCCGCGTGATTATGATCAACAACTAACATACATCGCAGCAACTGCTACAGGTGGTCAAGGCATGACACCAGAAGCGCGGTTAGCAGCGCGTAGTCAGTTAAATGAATATATTAAGGCGGCTGTTCGGGGTGGTGGCGGAACCCGTGAAGATGCTGCTGAAGCTGCAAATGCATTAATCGCTTCAGGTAAATACGAACTTAACAATGTTGCTCCAGCATTAAATACCGCAGTTAAAACAGCCTT